ATAAGAAGCACAGCAAAGCAGAGTTGCGCCACATGGCCGAAGAATTGCCTAAGTCGAGCATCATGCCAAACTTAGGCAGGAATTGACAACCATTTGGTTGCAGTGATATATGGATAGGGTTGGCAATGCTCCGCTGACCTTTTTAAGCCCCCTGCGTCCTCACTCCGCAGGGGGCTTTTTATTTTAGAAAACGCGCCACCTGACGGGGACGCTTTTGCCCGCAGCTAATGCGGCCAAGTCAGCTTTGTGTTGCGCCGTCCACTTTGGTATGGCGGCTGCCCGCTCTATCTCCAATGCAGCCAGCCCATCCGATAACTCATCTTTATCGGCACAGTAGTTGTCATCGTCCCACGGGCCTTTACCTGTCGCTTCGTCAACCAGCCAGTAACCCCAGAGGCTACCTTCGATCGGGACGCTGAAGCGTTCCGCTTTAATCTGGATGCCGATGGCTTCAGCGCGTGCGCGTAAGTCTTTTAGTGTCATGCTCCACTTTCCTTTTATCAATGTCAAAGAACCATCAAGGCGGTTTCCCGTCTTGATGGCTCATTATAGCATAGTTTGAGGGTAAGTCAATAACTTTCTTTCCTTTGTTTTCAAGGACTTATAAAAAAGTTATTTTTATTATCTTTTGTTTTCAGTCTGTTAGCCGCCTAAAACCGAATGTCGTCATCGGCCCATTCGTAAATGTCCCATCCGAAATTGACGAACAGGAATTGGCGCAGGGTCATTTGCTTTTCTTACTCAACGCGTGGCAGATGGTGGTGTGGCAGCGGTTCATTATTCTGCCGATTTCGTTCGTTGAGTAGCCTTGCTCCCTTAACATCAGGATGCACAGACGGCGCACGCCGACCAGATGCTTGAGCCGCGACGGGCCAAGGATGTCATGCACCGTGTAGCCGTGCTCCTGCGCGATGGCATCAATTGCGGCGAGGTTCTTTTCTCGTGGGGTCATATCTCATCCCTCAATGCCTTTTCAGCGTCCTCGATCAATTCAATCGGCGGATAGCGCAGATAGCTTACATGGTCTTTGCCTATCACGCCCAGAAATTCGAGATATTCCATCAAGCGGTAGGCTAAGGTTTCGCCTGCGCGTTCAATGTATCGTTCGGGCAGTGCAAGTTCGTCATCATCCATTGCTCACATCCATCTAGTTATGAAGGTTACGCCGTCTATCGTGCGGCACTTGAACGACTTGCCGTTCCTGATGCCGTATTGGCTCACGTTGCGGCTGGTGCGCTTGGCATCGCCTTTCTTGGTGGCTGGCATGGTGGCGCTCTCGCCGACTTCCAGCGTTCCTATGGGGTAGGTCATTGGCCTTGGCATTTGGCTTGCTCCTTTTCGCGTTCTGCGCGGCGTTCCGCGAAGGTCTTGCCATCTAGTCCGCGCAGCGGCCATGCGCTGTCAGATGATACGCGATGTTTGCGCCCCATAGGCGCGGCTTGCTGTGGTGTCTTAATCATTGGTTTCTTCCCCTGCATCATTCAGGTCGTTGTAGTAGTTTTGCGTATGGTCGCCTATGGTGACGTCTTGGAACGATAAGCCGGTGATGCTTAGCGTTTCTTTCATGGCTTCTATCGCCATTGCCTTTACGTAGTCGTTCGTTTTCGCGTTTATAATGTCGCGGATGAGGTCGCCGATATTGTCAACGGCTTGCTGGTCATGCCCTATTTTAATTCCTGTTTGCATTGGTCTTACTCCTATAGTTCGATTGTAGTGGTGGGCTTCGGCTTGCGGTCGTTCATCCTATCCAGCCAATAGACTTGTTCAGGGCCGAATGTCCGCGCCGCATGGTATTTGAACAGCGCAAGCGCCAGCGGGTCGTAACCTTTGCTCTTATGCGTCACGATTAGCGGCGATGGCGTCATGGCTTCAAGGTCTGTCCGCCGTGCGCGGTGGCGCATGGTGGCGGCTTCGTCTATGTCGCGCATCGTCAGGCGTAGGTTGTGTTCCCTGTTGATGTGCTGCAACACTGCGCTTCTGTCGCTGATATAGCTACACAGATGCTTTATCTGCTTGCGTATGGCGTATTCCATCAGCTTTTGTCCCGCTTGCGGTATTTGCCAGTGAGCGGGTCGCGCAGGATGCCGTTGCGCTTCCAGAATAGCAGTTCGCTTGTGTCGCGCATCCACATGGCTTGCCATGCGTTACCGCGCTTGACGGCTTTCCATAGCAAGAGCAGGGTTACGGCTTGCGATATTAACAGCGCAACGATTGCGATTTGATATTGGTTCATTGGTCAATCCTCTAATAATAGGGTCAATAGGAATAGGGCGGCTCCAGCGAGTAGCGCAATCATTTGGCCTGTAGTTGCGCAGCTAAGGTGTTGGCTTGTTCCATCCAGCGGTCGAGCCGTGCGTTTAGTTCGTCAATCTCGCGCTTTGCGTCCTCTAGTTCGTCGTCAACGCCTATCAGATGTTCTAGGCGCTCCAACAGGATAAATTCTAGTTCGGTGCGGACGTTTTCCGATGCGTAGTGCGACAATTCGCAGTCGTTCAACATGCGTAGGTAGTTGCGGTCGTATGTCATGTTATTCTCCCTCTCCGTGTTCGGCCAGTATGCCCACAGCCACAACATGTAAGTGCATTGCCTCATGGTCGCCGCGATTGCTCATATCCTCTAGATACGGCGTCACGGCGCGTATGAACTCAAATAATTCGGCTATGTTGTCTGTCATGTTATGCTTCCCTCACTGTTTTAATGATTGCGTAAATTGATAGGGCGCCAACGCCCCAAAAGAATGTTGTGATTGCTATGTGGGCTATCATACTGCCTCTTCCTCTTCCCATTCAGTCCAGTAGCTATCGCCGTCACCATCGTCATAGAGTTCGTCAAATTCGGCTGGCGTGATGTGCTTATGCAAGCATTCGTCGCTGCAATAATATTCCTCGCCGCCGTTGATGACGTAGCCCTCGTTCATGCCAGCGCCGCAAGCGGTGCATTTGTGTGCGTGTGTCATGTTACTTTGCCCCTACGATAGTGTTGAAGTGTTGCAGCCATTGCAGCGCCGTGTAGATAACAACGCCGGGCATTTCGCGGCTGGCGATTGTCTCCACATAGTCGCGGCTCCATGTCTCAATGACAGGCTGGCCGTTGTCGGTGATTATCCAGCTATTGCAGCGGTCACATAATTCGGGGATATTTGTCATACCATTTGCTCCTTGTTGATGCCCTCTTATCTACCCTCATTCGCATAGTGTCAACAACAAAATGTGTTGCACTAAAAAAAGTTATCCACAGATTTTTAGAGGGTAGATTCTGGGTCATTTGGTCTGAAACCATGACCCAGAAATGACCCAGAAAATGACTATTTTTGATCCCGCGAAAATGGCGCGAAAATTGTTAGGCAAAAAGATAGGCGAAATAGTCAAAAGTTAGGCTATGAAAACGGGCTAAATGACCCAGAAAAAAGTCAAGGGTTTCTGCGTGTCTGCGAGGATTCTGGGCAATCTGGGTAATGGAATGTATAATCGTTTGTGAAAAAGTATATAATTAACCTATATGGTTAAAATATAACTTTCTAGCGAACGACTCCCAAATCGATTGCCTAGATTGCCTAGATGTTTAACAATTGTAAACTTTCCCTGCCATGACCACGCAGTCATGACCACGCAATCGGTCATGACCACGCAGTCATGGCGTCATGACTTACGCAGTCATGACTTGCGATTGCATAGCCTAGAACGCCCATGCAAAATGTTGCACCGCAGCATAGCCAGCCAGCAGAATGTGTTTTTCTTTACGTTAACGTAAGCGGAAAGGGAAAGGCCAACCGAAAATCCAGCACATAGAACAAAGCCAGAACGCTTCGAGCAGGGGGTGGGGGGTGGTGGGGCCGAGCGCCGCGTGACTGTCACGGGCACGGTCCGCAAACAATTTTTATTTTTTTTGCAATCTGGTTTGCAACACACTATAGTACGCCCAATGACTTTCTACTCACTGCCATTTACACCAGAGCGGACGCAAGCCACCGAGGCGCGGCTAGAGGCGATCTATGAAGCAGCGCGTTACGGCCTGAAGGGTGACAGTCTCGCTATGGCCGCTGGATTGACCCCGCGGCAGTACCGCGTGTTGGCCGACGCTGACCCGCTGGTCGAGATGGCCGAGATCAAAGGTCGTGCCGATGGCGAGTACGTCGCGGCTAAGACCATGTACGAAGCGGCACGCGATGGCGACAGCAAGGCTGCGCTGGAAATACTCAAGCATCAGCACGGCTGGGTAGCGAAACAGCAGATCGACGTGAACATCGACCAACAGATAAGTATTACAGGCGCGCTGGAAAAAGCACAGTCGCGCGTCATCGAGGGGCTGTACACTGAACTGCCCCAGCTAGAGGATAACACACATGCAGCAGCCGATATATTCAGCGCAAGACGAGATGGAGTTGATGGCGCGGCTGTGGTCGCCCACACTGAAGGATGACCCCCTAGCATTTGTGCTGTATACATTCCCGTGGGGTCAAGCAGGCACACCGCTGGAACATTTCCCCGGACCGCGCAAATGGCAGCGCCAGATACTTGGCGATCTGCGCGACCACATCAAAGAGAACAACGGCAAGGTTGACTACGACACATTCCGCGAGTCGGTGGCGTCAGGCCGCGGTATCGGTAAGTCTGCGCTAGTCTCATGGTTGGTGATATGGATGCTATCGTCACGCATCGGCTCGACCACCATCGTGTCGGCGAACTCCGAAGCGCAGTTGCGCTCAGTGACATGGGCAGAAATTACTAAGTGGCTGGCGATGTCGCTGAACAGTCACTGGTTCGAGATAGCCGCCACACGCATCATGCCAGCCAAATGGTTGACCGAATTGGTCGAGCGCGACCTGAAGAAAGGCACGCGCTACTGGTCCGTCGAAGGCCGGCTGTGGTCGGAAGAAAACCCTGATGCCTACGCTGGTGTTCACAACTTCGACGGTGTGATGCTGATCTTCGACGAAGCCAGCGGTATTCCAGACTCGATTTGGTCGGTCAGCGACGGTTTCTTTACAGAAAACACGCCGCACCGCTTCCATCTGGCCTTCTCCAACCCGCGTCGTAACACCGGCTATTTCTACGAAACATTCCACAGCAAGCGGGCATTCTGGCGCACGCGCACCATCGACGCCCGCGATGTCGAAGGTACAGACAAAAACCTGTACCAGCGCATCATCGACGAATACGGGCCAGACAGCTACCAAGCCAGCGTCGAAGTTTACGGTAACTTCCCGTCAGAAGGCGACGACCAGTTCATCGGCAGCAACTTAGTGGATGATGCCATGAAGCGGCCACCCATCAAGGATGACAGCGCGCCCATCGTCATAGGGGTAGACCCTGCACGCTTCGGGGCGGACGCCACCGTCATCGCCATACGGCAGGGCCGTGACATCTTGGAACTGCGGAGACACCGCGGCGCTGACACTATGGAAGTGGCCGGCTACGTCATCGACGCCATAGAGCAGTTCAAGCCTGCGCTGGTCTGCATCGACGAAGGCGGGCTAGGCGCAGGCGTCGTGGACCGGCTGAAAGAGCAGCGGTACAAGATACGCGGCGTGAACTTCGGCAATAAGGCCAAGAACCAGATCATGTGGGGTAACAAGCGCGCAGAGATGTGGGGCGCCATGCGTGAGTGGCTCAAAACGGCGCACATCCCGTCGGATCGGTTCCTGAAGACAGACCTCATCAGCCCGCGCACCAAACCTGACAGCAAGGGGACGCTGTTCCTCGAAAGTAAGAAGGACATGAAGTCCCGCGGGCTGGCGTCGCCTGACGCAGCGGACGCCATAGCAGTGACATTTGCCTTTCCTGTGGCATCTAAAGACCCGCGACAAGGACGCGTTGACAGACGCGTCTCAAGCGGGTATTCTCCATCTGGATATTCTACAAGTTGGATGGGCAGCTAGTGGCGGGCAAGAAAAAATCAGTATCGTTGTCCGTAGGCCGTGGCGAGAAATTGCCTGTGTCGAAGGGTGCGGGCCTGACTGCCGCTGGTAGAGCGAAATATAACGCTGCAACAGGCAGCAAATTGAAGGCGCCAGCGCCCAACCCGAAGACAAAGGCTGACGCAGGACGCAAAGCGTCGTTCTGCGCCCGCATGGGGGCTGTTGCAGCCAAGGCAAAAAACGGCGAACGCGCCAAAGCTAGTTTGAAAAGGTGGAAATGCCCATGAAACCCGGTCTATATGCCAATATCCATGCTAAAAAAGCCCGCATTGCCGCCGGATCAGGCGAAAAAATGCGTAAACCGGGTACTAAGGGCGCCCCCACAGCCAAGGCTTTCAGAGAAAGCGCCAAAACCGCTAAAAAACCAGCTAAGAAGGGTAAGTAAATGCCATCAGGTAAGAAAGATATTTACGGCAATAAGAGCAAAGCACTCTATAAAGCTGGCACAATAGCCTCTGAACGCGCTGCAATTGCTAACCGTGACCCAGCACGCGCACGCCGCGCAATGGAAGCTGTAGCCCGCGAAGGTACAACAAGCGCCGCCGGCGGACGCGCACCAATGAAAATGCAAAAGCCAGTGCAAGTCATCCGCACGACCGTGTCGATGAAGCCAACGCCAACAAAGAAGAAATAAAGTGCCTCTGGTCAAGTCGCCCAGCAAAGCCGCGTTCCGCAAGAACATCAAGGCCGAGGTAAACGCCGGAAAACCTGTCAAACAGGCGGTCGCAATCGC